TAGAATTATTAATGAATTTATTGATATGAGAACAGCTTTATTTGAAAATGTAGAAACAGAGGATATTAAAAATGAAAATGAAGTTAATGATAATCTAAAACTTAAACAACTAATATAATGTGTTTATTAATGATGAAACCCTCTGGAGTAGCTTATGACCATAAATTCATGCTTAGTGCAATTGAATCTGGTATTGTTACTAACAGAGATGGTATAGGAGGAGCTGTAAGAAAAAGCTCCTCCAATATACTTAGAATGAATAAAGGTCACTTTAATCACAGTAAAGAAGATTTTTACAAATGGTTAAAAAATCAAGACATTCAACCTGAAGATGAAGTATTAGTTCATTTAAGATGGGGTACAAACGGTTCTAAAACCATATATAATCAACATCCATATATATTAGGAGAAAAGAGTACTCTAAACAACTTTGGAGTAGTTTCTGAGTTAACTTTAGATGATGATGATGTTCAAACAGGTGTATTTGCTCATAACGGTATATTTTCTGGAAGTGATTATGAAGCTTTTGATATGAATTTAAGTGATACTTTTAATTGGGGATTAAGTTATTTTAGAACAGATAAACAAATTCAAGCTCTAAAAAATGCTCCTCATGCACTTATATCAACTAATTCAACACTAAGCTCTTCATTACAAGGAGAGAAAGTTTGTTTTATGTTTCCTGATAGAGATATGATTATTCTAGGTAATTTTATAGATGACCAAGGATATTTATTCTCTAATGGTGGATACAAAAGTTATATTGAAGATAGAGGAGGTAGTTCTACTAGACGCTCAGACTTTAATCTAAATACTAATAAGTTTTTAAATGTTTTTGATGGCGATGATGATGACGATTGCTCTGAAGGCCCTAGTTTTTGTGGTATTAATACAGGTTTTAATTTACTAAATCGCCAAACTAATCATAACTTTGAAAGTGAAGATGAGAGATTATATAATGATTTTCTAGAGAGGACTAGTGTTGATACTAAGGTAGAAGAAGAAATTGAAGTTATTACTGAATTACAAGTAGCTTCAGTTAGAAAGTTAGTTAATTCTAGCTTTGAGTATGAATTAAAACTACCTAAAATAGAAACTAAAGTTATACCTTTAAATAACAATTCTTCTAAGAGCGCGTATTATAATAATAAATACAATAAAAATAATAAGCTCAAATTAGGACCTTTAGATAAAGTTATTAATGTTCCATCTAAAAATAATTCTTCTTTAGATAGTAAGTATGCTATTGCAGCTGATTTTAGTTTACCTATTACATTAACAAATGAAAATTGTAAGCATTTTACACTTGTTAATATACAAGAAGAAACTAGAGGTAATTTAATATTTCCTAATAATACTCAATTTACTGTAGGTTCAGTAACTTTAGATAATATACATTTAAGAGGTATAATTTTAGGAGAATCTGATATTTCAGATAATGACTATACTGAGTATTTAATTAAAACTCATGATCAAATTGGTAATAATTTTAAAATTAGACCTAAACATTCTATGATTCCTGTCTACAGAGATTATATGAAGCTAGTTGAAAGATTTGGAACTGATATATCTTTAAATAAAAGTAAAACTCTTAAAAACCTTACATTTAGTATTGAAACAAATATTAATAAAGAAAAGTCTACAAAAGGTTTTGCTACAGATAAAATGTATAATTTTGTTAAAGAGCATTATAATGGTGTAGCTTTAATTGAGTTTTATAATAATTTTGTAAAGCATATTTTAGATACTAAAGCTGCTAAAAAACAAAATCTTGTTACATTTGAAAACTCTTTGTTTGATGAGCCTTATAGTCTTATTGATAATCATGGATCTAGAATAATGAATTAATTATGGTAGTACAAGCAATAAAAAAAGAAGTTGATAAAAAAATTAAAGTAAATGTTTTTAAAATAGTTAAAACTTCTTTTGATTTTACAATTGAAGAAGTTTTAACTTCTATAGAAGATAATAACGAAAAACCTGTAGTAAATTACATATCTCCAAGTTATTACAGAAAATTAGATGAGTTGGATCAAGAGTTATCTAATAGTTATCATATGGGTAGAAATTATGAAGCTTTAACTAAAAAAGAGTTGTTGCTTATAATTGATAAAGTTGTAACTAAAACTCCCGAACTATTTTATAATTTAGTTAAATTAATATCTGTAATTGAAGATGACTATTTTATAGGAGTATATGAAACTAATAACGAATTAGCAGAATATTTAGATATTATAAACGCAAGAGATCTTGCATTAATGGGAGGATAAAAATATGAGTAATAGAAGACATGATGATACACGAAAATGGATTACTTCAATGGAGTTTTCTTCGAGTAATTCATATAAAACCTATATTCCTACAGGAGCCTTAATAGATCCAGTGCTAGCAGATCATAGTCCTACTAAAGAAGAAGAGCTTAAAAGTAGTGCATTAGGTAAAATATTTAAAACAGTTTGGGAATCTACTAATGAAAGTGGATTACCTTTTGAAGTTCTAACTAATATGGAACTATATAAAAAATCTATTATTGATGCAGACTTTATAACTGCATTTATAGAAGCTTTAAAGAATAATGTTATTATAGTACCTATTAAAATAGTTAATATAACTGATTTAAATATGGTTACATATAATCATAGTGGTCATATTATTAACGGAGCTCTTAAAACAAAGTTTGGGATTAAAATGTATGTATCATTCTATTTACCAAGCTTAGATTCTGACCAGATAAATTCTTATTATAATAAAGACCATATCTATCTAGAATTAGGTACTAGTAATGCTGTCTTTAGTTCTATGAAAAAAGATATTTTAAGTAGCTTCAAAGCTCTTAATTTAGAAATGGAACAAGTAAGTGATAGTCTAAATACGTTAGTTAAAACTAATCCAGAGTATCATAAAATGGTCTATGATAAAAATAAAGCTGTTATTAATCTAGAACTTCTTAAACAAAAGATTAAAAAGTTAAATGATGATATTTATAGGCTTGAGAGTGGAGTATTATCTGATAACTTGATAGAGAAAAATACTGATAACTTTAAAAGAGAGCGTGTTTATTTATTTAATAAGTTTATACAAACTAGTGATACTCCTAAAAATATGTATAGTACTTCAAAGTATGCTGTGCCTACTATTTTAGGAGAGTCTGATGGTATGGATGATTTTAATGATGACTCACCTATAGAAGAAGATTATATAAATTTTGACGAAGGGGTATATATTGATTTTGAGCAAAATGCTCACCATATTAGCAATTTAACTGAAGATAGGTTAAATGATCTTTTAGATGATGACCTTATGAGTGTTGAATCTTTTGATACTTTAAAATCTTATAAAGGTTTTAACTAAATGAAAGAACTCTTAAAAAAACTAGTAGATAATGATATAGATATGCTGAAGAGTATAATAAGATAGAAATCTATGATAGTAGTCAAGGTATTCAAAAATTAATTCATCTAGGATTTTTATCTAGAATTCAACTACTTGAGGGTACTAGTAGATATACAGATTTTATTAAAGATAATTTATTTATTACTAAGTTAGGTATTGACAGATTCTTTAAAGAGTCTGTTAGTACCCCTAGTAATGAATCTATTTTACCTAAGTACAGAGTACTATGGATAGAAGAATGGTATGATTTATTTCCTAAAGGTATTAAGTCAGGAGGTTACTATGTTAGAACCTCTATAAAAGATTGTGATAAAAAGATGCATAAGTTTCTACTTGATAATTCTGAATTTACCAAAGATATAATTCTTGAAGCCACCAAGAACTATATTGAGGATATGAAAAGTAAGAATTACGCAATGATGAAACTAGCGCCTAATTTTATATATAAAGATGGGATAAGTATGTTAAGCGGATCTTGTGAAGCCTATGTCCAAGGTGTAAACAATAATCAAGATACTTATTCAACTAATGAATTAACTGGAATATAGTTAGATGAGTGATTTAAAGTCAAGGATAGAAGAAGGTTTAGCGGGGAAGTATGAGGGATTATCTAATGGCTTTGATAGGCTAAATAACTACATTTTTGGTGTACAAAGAAAGTGTAAAACTCTTATAGGTGGTAATTCGGGGACAGGTAAAACAACATTATGTGATTATATGGTTAGTAATGCAATACAAGATGCACAAGCTAAAAATATAGAACTAGATGTATTTTATTATTCTTATGAGATAGATAAAGTAACTAAGCAGTGTAACTGGTTAAGTACTATTATATTTAATAAGTATGG